CCAAAAGCAGTAGAGAATCGTTTCAAAGACGAAGGAATGACTCTTGGATGGTTAAGAATAACTCTTAAAGGTCAAGATGATTTTAAATACATTGGTAAAAAAATGCAAGAAGGTTGGAAATTTGTTGATATTAAAGAAGTACCTGAAATAGAACAAACATCAGTCGTGAAGATGGAAGGAAGATACTCTGGAGCAGTCTGTCGTGGAGACGTTGCGTTAGGTAAAATACCTACCAAGTTATTCCAAAGTAGAAGTGAGTTTTATAGAAATAAATCTGATAAATTAATGGAAGCTGTTAACAGTCAATTAATGAGAGGAAATAATTCTAGTATGCCCATTTCTAATTCAAGTAAATCAACAGTAACAAAAGGTAAACAACCTAGTTTTCAAAAGTAAATCTTTTGTTGCTTTTTTAACAATCAAAGGAGAATGAACTATGGCAACAAATAATGCCCCAAGAGGATTAGTCCTCGCTAAAAAAAATGGTGATGGTTCTAACTCTACTGGTATACGAACTATTGATTTGAATCCTGCAAGTCCTTTAGTGGCTTCAGCATTAATACCTTCAGATATATTTACTGGAGACCCTATTATGATTGAATCCTCAGGAACAATTAAACCTTGTGCTACAAAAACATCTGTACGTGCTGCAGGTGTTTTTCAAGGATGTAGTTTCGTAAATGCTAGTGGAGAACAGAAGTTCGCTAGAAGTATTACTGGTGGAGTTACAGCAACTGATGTAAAAATTCATATTGCAAGTGACCCTGACCAAACATTTTTTATACAATCAAATATAGGAGTTACAACTTCTGCAAATCCAATAGGTGTTGGTGTTTGGAATGTGCCTTGGGTAGCAGGTACAGGAAGTCACAAAACTGGACAAAGTGGTTATACAATGGATGGTGATGGTAATATTTTAACTATTACTAATTTAAGAGTAATACGTAGAGCACCTTGGGATACAGGTACTAGCACATCAGCAGGTATTACAGATACATATCCTTGGTATGAAGTACGTATTAATACTCATATGGATAATTTTATATCAGCATCTGTCTCAGGCAGTTAATAATAAAGGAGAATAAAAATGGCTATAAATAGAGCTGCGATAAGCAAAGAACTCCTTCCTGGACTAAATGCTGTCTTTGGAATGGAGTATGGAGAAGTTAATAATGAGCATGAACCACTATATGAAGTAGAAAATTCAGATAGGTCTTTTGAAGAGGAAGTCCTCTTTACAGGATTTGGTACTGCTCCAACAAAACAAGAAGGTGCTGCTGTTGTTTATGATGATGCAGGTGAAAGTTTTACAGCTCGTTATACAAACGAGACTATAGCTTTAGCTTTTGCTATTACAGAAGAAGCAATGGAAGACAATCTATATGATACTTTTGCAAAGTTAAGAGCAAAAGGATTAGCTAGAGCAATGGCAAACACCAAACAAGTAAAAGCTGCAAAGCTATATAATGAAGGTTTTACTACAGCACAAGGAGATGGAGTAAGTTTATTTAATACTGCACATCCAACTGTTGGAGATGGAAACCAAAGTAATATAGGTACAGCAGCAGCAATCTCAGAAGCTAGTTTAGAATCTGCTGTAATTGCAATTCAAAAGTTTAAAGATGACAGAGGTATCTTAATTGGTTCTTCTGCTGTATCTTTACACGTACCTGTAGACTTAATGTTTACATGTGATGTATTATTAAATACACCAGGAATTGTAGGTAGTGCAGATAATGACATTAACTCTGTAAGAAACTTAGGAGTATTTCCAAGTGGATATATGACTAATAGAAGATTTACAGATGTTAATGCTTTCTTTATTAAAACTGATGTTCCTAATGGTTCAAAGATGTTTAACAGAACACCTTTACAAACTAAGATGGAGCCAGATTTTGATACTGGAAACTTACGTTTCAAAGCCAGAGAAAGATATTCTTTTGGAGTATCTGACTGGAGAGGTTGGTTTGGTAATGCAGGTGCATAACCATTAACAATTTAGGGAGGGTTGAAATATACTCTCCCTATAATAAAGGATTTTAAATGGCTAATAATATAACATCAAAGTTTTTTACTGGAGCAACTAGAGGAGTTATTGTAACCACATCAGATGTTACTAGAGTTGTTGCTATACATGCAACTGCAGTTAGTGCTACAGGTGTTTTTAGTTTATCTGAAGGTGGAGTAGATAAAATAAAATTTACAGTTCCTGCAAGTAGCATGGCAGATATTTATATAGGTGACCAAGGAGTTAAATTTAGTGGTGACGTAAGTGTATCATTACCCTCTGATGGAAGTTCATGTACTTTATTTGTAGGATAATATAGTGCCAAGTTATTCATTTCTTAAAACTGATATAATAAATACAATAGAAAATGATTCAACAGAGTTTGAGAATCAAATACCTTTTCTAATAGAAAAAGCTGAAGGTAGATTAATTAAAGAACTGGATGACCCAGGTCTAGATAATTATTCTACTTTTTCATTTACAGCTTCTGACCCAGTAGTTAGTTTACCTGCTGATGCGTTAGTAGTACGTAATGTAAACTATACAACAAGTGTTTCAACAGCAGCAATTCCTGCTAATTCAAAAGTAAATTTACTACAAAGAACCTATGAGTATGCAATAGATTATTTTCCTTATGCTAGTGCATCAACAGGAACACCTAGATATTATTCA